GGTATTGCCTCTATAGGTAGAGTTGGCAATAATGAAGATATTCTTGGTAATGATGTTGTTAAAGCAATCTATATTAAAGATCCTGGTTTTGGTTATAGTCAAGCACCAATAGTTACTATTGCAGATCCACCACTTATTGCAGGAACTGGAAATTATATTTTCAATGAAATTATTGAAGGTTCTCGCTCTAAAATTCAGGCAAGAGTTAAGAGTTGGGATAAAGATACTGCAGTGCTTAAAATTGCAAATATTGGCATAGGAGATACCACTGGACCAGAGTTTTATCCAGGAGAAAGTATCATTGGAAAGGAATCTGGAGCATCATATGTAGTCCAAGAATACAATCCAACTGATACATATGATAAATATAGCGAGAATGATGAATTTGAAACTCTTGGAGACAATCTCATCGATTTCACAGAGTCCAATCCATTTGGTACATTTTAATGTTAGGAAATTATTATTATCACGAAATAATTAGGAAAACCATTATAGCGTTTGGTACGTTATTTAATGATATCCATATAAGACACACTGACCAGCAAGGTAATGCTGCTAGTGACATAAAAGTTCCTTTGGCATATGGACCAAGTCAAAAGTTCTTGGCAAGAATTACTCAGCAGGCAGATTTGAATAAACCAATTCAAATCACTTTGCCAAGAATGTCATTTGAGATGACTTCTATTGCATATGATTCATCTAGAAAATCTAGTTTGATTCAAACATTCAAAACCTGCGATGATGGAAGTAAGATTAAGAAGGTATTCATGCCTGTTCCATACAATATTGGTTTTGAACTGAATATTCTTTCGAAGTTGAATGATGATTCACTTCAAGTTTTAGAACAAATTTTACCATACTTCCAACCACACTTTAATTTGACCGTAGATTTGGTTGAGTCTATTGGAGAAAAAAGAGATATCCCTATTGTTCTCGATTCAGTTTCTTTCCAGGATGATTACGAAGGAACTTTTGATACTAGAAGGGCACTGATTCACACATTAAACTTCACAGCAAAAACATATCTGTTTGGTGCTATCGCAGATAGTAGTGATGGTCTTATTCGTAAGGTTCAAGTTGATATGTACACAAGTACAGATGTTGCAACTGCCAAGCGTGAGATGAGATATACTGTGACTCCAACTGCCAAGGTTGATAAAAATAATGATGGCGTAATCGATGCTTCAGATACACCACTTCTCGTTCCAGGTGATAATTTTGGATTTGATGAAGAGTGGGAAATGTTTAGTGACGGAAAAACCTACAGCGAAGTTCGTAAAACTGATTTCTAATAACTATGAGTGATAATTATGATTCCATTGACAAGGCACTCAATATTGAGAGTAGCATTGTTCAAGCAGAACCTGCAGAGGTTGTAAAACCAACTCGTCCTCCAGAAAAGGATGACATTAAAAAAGATTATGAATATACTCGCGCAAATCTATATTCACTTATAGAAAAGGGACAGGAAGCGATTAATGGAATTATGGAACTTGCAGGAGAGAGTGCAAGTCCAAGGGCATATGAAGTTGCTGGTCAGTTAATTAAGAGTGTTGCAGATACAACAGACAAGTTGGCAGATTTGCAGAAAAAACTTAAAGATTTGGAAGAAGATAATACGAAGAAAGGACCAAACAATGTTACAAACAATGCACTGTTTGTTGGTTCAACATCCGAATTATCAAAACTTCTGAAGCAAGGTTTTCTAAATAATAATGATGAAGATAGTAAGTAATGGCTAAGAAGTCCTGTAAAAAAGGTTATTACTGGTGTCGCACTGATGAAAAGTGCAAGAAAATCCCTAAGGGATGGCATGTAATGCCCACAGGATTTTTAATGCGTGATAATGAGCACAAAGATGAAGAAAAAGAGGAAACCAAGAAGAAAAATGGCAATGGTACAAATGGCAATGGAAATGGGAATGGGGACTCTTCTGGGAGCTCTGATGGCGGAGGAGTATCGGAAGGTTGGAGTGCAAAATACAAAAGGTCAATCGATTGCGATAATCCAAAAGGGTTCTCTCAGCGAGCACATTGTCAGGGAAGAAAGAAAGTGAACGAAGCAAAAGAAAAGGGTGACCACGAAGTATCGATGGCACAATCTCAGTTAAAGAAATCTGAGAGAAACATTGCTAAACTAAGAAAAGCCTTAGGTAAGAAAGAACGTAATATCCCAGCTTGGGTACAAGCAAAGATTACCGATACAGAGCATAATACTGATGCTGCTGCTGGTTATATGGATGTTGGTGAAGAGACCTGTCCAATTTGCAATGAAGATCCCTGTCAGTGCTTAGAAGGCACTTTAAACGAAGGTAGACGCGACGGTAAGTCTGCTAAGGATAAAGATTATTCACTCCACGACTGGTTTAAAGGTGGTGGATGGGTTCAGGCAGGTGGTAAGTATGATGGCAAACCATGCGCCAAGCAACCTGGTCAGAAAACCAAACCATTCTGCCGCGATGCTGATGACCGTGCTTCGATGAGTAAAAAAGAGAGAAGTAGAAGAGCGGCAAAGAAGCGTAAAGAAGATCCAAACCCAAATAAAAAGGGTAAGGCAAAAATGGTTTCTGCATCATATTCTAATTGGAGAGCAGATTTGCAGCAACTTGATGAGTTCTTAGGTGGAAAACCTGGTGATGGATACATTGGTCATCCAAATCTAGATATTAAGAACCCTTTTGCCAAAAAACAAACTAAAAAAGAAGTACTGCCAAATTCACAGGGTGGTGGTTTGATTCAAAGAAATGCAGCAGGTCTTGGTGATGCGAGAATGCGTCAAGATGCTGAAATACGTAGGTTGTTGGGGCAGTCATATGAATTTGAAGGTGAACTTGTAGAAGATAACAAGGTTAAGACTAGAGGTGGTGCGTCCGATAGAATAGATATAGAATTTGAAGGAGGTACGAAGCAAACTATAATTCCAGGAAAAACAAAAATTACCAGTCCTGGAGCTAGACCAAGACCGAGACAAATATTTGGTGTTGATAAAATTGGTCTTGAAGGACCAGAAAACCCACTTGGTGAAGAAAAGGATGCCTGCTATAAGAAAGTAAAGGCAAGATATGATGTTTGGCCAAGTGCATATGCTTCTGGTGCATTAGTCAAGTGCCGCAAAGTTGGTGCTGCCAACTGGGGTAACAAGACTAAGAAAGAAGGATATGAGTTCTCCAACTGGAGAGATGATTTTAAAGCAACTGAATATGAATCTGTGGATATAATCAAAACAGAACCACTCCAACCATCAAAGGGTATTGGTAGTGATATGCTTGGCGAAAAATGTTGGGATGGTTATGTTCAGAAAGGTATGAAGAAGAAGGGGAAAAAAGTTGTTCCTAATTGTGTAAAAGAAGAAGAGAAAAAGGTAAAGCGTTGGTGGGATGATGATGGTGATGGTATTGGTTGGGAAGAAGGTGAAGTAAAGAAACCAAAGAAGAAGAAAAAAACCAGAAAAGAAGGATTCTCTAACTGGAGAGAAGAACTTTCTGAAAAATACGCAGGTCAATATGATAAAGGAATGCCCGGTTCAAAACCATATGGTGGTCGTGAGACAGGACCAGTTCAAGATCCCAATTATCTTTATGACAGAATTGAAAATATTAGAAAATCTATTCCCGTAAAAAAAGCATCTGCCAAGAAAACTATTCAGGTAGCACACTTTGAACCAGAAGGTGAACTTATCGAAGACTGGCAAAAAGTTAACAAAGGAGATAAGACTGATGGTATGAGTCAAAAAGCAGTTGATGCTTATAAGCGTGAGAACCCAGGTTCTAAACTTAAGACTGCTGTAACTGAGAAGAACCCTGGTGGTAAGAGAGCAAAGAGACGTAAGTCCTTCTGCGCTCGCTCCAACGGTCAGAGAAAGATGCACAACATCGATTGCTCCAAGACCCCAGATAAAGCAATTTGTAAAGCACGTAAACGCTGGAGATGCTAATGAAAAGTTTTCAACAATTTTTAAAAGAAAGTATCACCATCAATGGTGATTTCAACGGAACTCTAAACGTAGGTGGTTCCCAACCAGAGCAACAGCAGGAAGAATCATTCTCTGCTGATATTGTTTGGGAAGGTAAAATCTACCGCCTTGAAGTTGATGGTCCGATGATGAGCAAGAGTGAACTTGCCGAACATCTTCTAAGTCAATATCCTGGAGCAATTATTCAGAACATTTATCCAGGAAGTTATTCACCATCAAAAATTAAAAGCGCACAAAGGTATAGACCAGAAAGATTAAGTTGGAGTGACTAATGGCTCAGTGGAATAAAAATATACAAGATTATCTCAATCAAGAGAGAACTCTCTTTGAAGTTTTTATGTGTGCCGATAGATATGGCAACATTGGAAACTGTGGAATAACTTCTGGACCCACTAGCGGTGGATCAGATGCTTTTGGTAGAATGAGAGTATCCGATACTTTCACTCTTGCCGACTATTCTCACATTTATGGTGAAGAGGTAGAACTTCTTACAAAGACTGTTGGTGCAGCATCAACAACTGAGGTAAATCCAAATACAGCATCTATTGCCCTGATTGTTGGAACTGGTGCAACAGATCAGGTGATTCACCAGTCCAGAATGTATCACCACTACATGCCTGGCAAGTCTCAGTTTGTGCTGACTAGTTTTAACTTCACCGATGTAAGAGAAAATACTACAAAGAAGATTGGATATTTTGACGATAGAAACGGAGTATTCGTTCAACAGGAGGGAGACGGAACTGTTTCTGTTGTAAGACGATCATATAACACGGGAATTACCAGTGATACAGTTGTCAATCAATCTGATTGGAACTTGGATAGGTTAGACGGAACAACTCTTTCTGGTATTGAACTAGATTTTACAAAAACCCATCTGTTTGCAGCAGACTTTCAGTGGTTAGGTGTTGGTAGAGTTCGTTGTGGATTTGTCATCGGTGGACAGATGATTTATTTCCATGAGTTTAATCATTCCAATATTGAAGAACACGCATATTGGTCACTTCCATCTCTTCCCATTCGTTGTGAGGTCGCTAATACTGGGGCTGCTGTGGGTATTACATCAATGGAACAAATCTGCTCCACTGTAATGAGTGAGGGTGGATATGTTGAGACTGGTGTTGAGTTTGGTGCCTTTGATGGTCCAATATCTTTCTCTGCTTCTGGTGGAGCAACAGGTAGACAATGTGTTATGGCAATTCGTTGTAAGAATACATTCAAAGGAATCCCAAATAGAACAACAGTAAGATTAACTGACATTGAAGTTTTGAGTGATGCTACAAACTGCAGACTTGAAATTTGGAGATTGCCTGGCAACAGTAATATTACTGGTGGAAGTTGGGTAGATGCTGATAATGACTCAGCAGTTGAATATAATGTTACGGTAGGAACCAACTTTACAACAACTGGTGGAGATTTAAGACAGGCATCTTTGATTGCTGCTAACAATCCATCAGGTCAACAAGCATCTGCTACCGTTTCATTTAATCCAACGAGTGCTAGAAGGTCTTACATAGCACAAAATATTGACTCCGATGACAGTAATATTTTTGCCGTTATTGTTCAGAACCTAGATACTAATACAACCACAGATATTTGGAATACTATTCAGTGGCGAGAAACTAGATAGGTGATTTTTTATGAGTGAACAGTATCTTGGTAATCCAAATCTAAAAAAAGCAAATACACCGATTAACTTTACTGAGGAACAAATCCTTGAATTCTTGAAGTGTAAAGAAGATCCTGTATATTTTGCCAATAACTATATCAAGATTGTTTCTCTTGATGAGGGTCTTACACAGTTTCATCCTTATCACTTTCAGGAAAAGTTAATCAACAACTTCCATGAGAATAGATTCAACATATGTAAGATGCCTCGTCAGACAGGCAAATCTACAACTGTCGTATCTTACTTGCTCCACTATGCAGTTTTTAACGATAGTGTTAATATTGGTATCCTCGCCAACAAAGCAGCAACGGCAAGAGAACTTCTAAGTAGGTTACAAACTGCATACGAAAACTTGCCTAAATGGATGCAACAGGGTATACTATCCTGGAACAAAGGATCCATGGAGTTGGAGAATGGCAGTAAGATACTGGCAGCTTCTACGTCTGCAAGTGCTGTCAGAGGTATGTCATTTAACATCCTCTTTCTCGACGAGTTCGCGTTCGTCCCAAATCACGTTGCTGACTCGTTCTTTGCATCTGTTTATCCTACTATTACTTCTGGTAAAAACACCAAAGTAATTATTGT